CATCTCTCCAATTTTCGATACGTCCGTGCCTGAGAGAGTATTCACCATCAATACATTCAATTTCCATTGCTGTAAGTGCAGCAACCTTATCTTTAAACTTATCTGGATTAGCCTTGATTTCATCGGGGATATTGCTAATCCATGCGATATGCTTTGGCTTACCGTTATCCATTACCGAGAATGAGATGGCTGACACCCAACCATTATAATAACCTTTGGTAACTGGAATAATCGGCGCACCATTTGTGTATTCGATAAAGTGGCAACCATCAAGTCTTTTTTCTGTTCTGTCGTCAATCCAATAAGGCCATGTTTCAAGTTCCCTACCATTGTGAGTTTTTGTTGGTGTGTGAATTTTTGTTGGTGGTTTTATCGCACCGTCACAGAAAGCATCAATGGTATCTTCAAGTTCTTTCTTTAACTTTAAAGTCTTCCATGCTGGACGCTTGCCTGGATAATATTCACTATCAATATGAGTGATTACAATACCCTCGCCGCCATTTTCAATGGTATTGAGATAGAGTTCCCAAAGTTCCTCGCCCTTAACATAATTAGAGATTTCAACATGTTCATTCGGCGCAATCTTATTAAGGGTTGAAATTCTATTAATGAACTTTGTTTTCAACATAGATTTGCCGGCATAAGCAACAATATCAAAAACATAGAAGTGAAGCCATTCGCCCTTTTCCTGTTTTGAAAGACAAGTATCTTTTAAACAGTTAAGCACTGAAGTAACTTTACGGCTACCCTCATTGTCCGGAAAATAAATTTCACCAATGAGAACAGTGCCATTTGGAAGAGCTTCAAGTTCCTTACAGATATGAGGAATCCATTCTGCCTTATCTGCGTAGCCGCCATTTACTGATTCTGTTCTGCTTCTTGAGTGGAAGTTGCCGTCCATGTCCTTAATAATCATAGTCCAGATACCGTCCATCTTTCGGCTACCGTAGTAATATTCGCTAAACACAAGTTCCTTTGCCTTAGCCTTTTTATTACCCTTAAAAGTCTTAGCAAAGCTGTAATACTTCATTGCATCGAGATTGAAAAAGTCTACGCCATCAATAAAAATTTCCATAAATTACTCCTCTTCCATTATAAAAGTTTCTACAAAAATTGTTGCTTCTTGCATGAGTTCATCGAGTCCACGGTTGTTATCAATAACAATGTCATACTGATAATTCTCCACATTATCGTCGGCATGGTTGCCATAAGATATTGGTTCTCCTCTCTGAACAATCATTGTTAAAGCATTAAAGTCTTCAACAAATCTTTTTATCTCTTCCGGTTCGCGGCAATCAATAAATAAAAGGTCACAAGGGGTTTCAGCATTACGATACTCATCAATTTTTTCTTTCATGTTCTGATATGGAACATCTTTCCATCTTGTAAGAGCATCTTTAAGGTCAGAAAGAAAACGTCTGTCTTCCGGGGTCTTGCCGCCATCCCAACCAAAAATCTTTGCTCTCATTTTTACATAATCAATAGTAGATGTAATCTTTACATTTTTACCTCTCGCTTCGGCTATCTTAGCTACCATAGTTTCGAAGGACGTCTTCCCCGAGCTACCTCTCCCATTAACAATTACAATTTTAATTTTCACTCAACTCCTTTCTTGCTTCATCAAGGTCATCATCATACCAAACACTATTGCCACCACTTTCTGTCATCTGCAACATTGTTATCGCTTCATCAAGTGTTACAATATTAATTGGATTTGGTATATTACTATCAAAGCCATATTTCTTTAAGAACTTACCAAGATGTTCAATCTGACTGTCATCGCCGAGGAAAGTATAAAGGTGGATATTACCTTCCTTAGCAGATTCCCAAATAAGACTGAATAGTGGGTATGAGGCTTCGGTATCATCGAGAACAAAATGTACAAATGGCTTATCTTCATTAGAACGAGTTACTGTAAAAGTTGCTCTATCCGGAAATTCATAAAATCTTTCAAAAGCATCATAATTACCCGTTACAAAACGAAGTGAATTACCTTCAATTATTCTCTTATAGTCCTTATCTTCTGGCGTATAAAAACTATAAATATTTTGTAATGTAGAAGGTCTAAGGTATCTTAGCGGCTGGAAAATCTCAATGAATTCCTTTGAGTAATCCATGCGGAAGTCTACATTAACAATAGGATTAAAACTGTCAATCAATATGGTATTACCTTTAAGTTTCTTAATCTTCTTTAAAGAAGAATATCTCTTAATATCAGGGTAATACTTCTTAAAATAATCCTTTTCTGCTTTACTAGCAAAATCGCCATAAAGGTAAACAGCACTATTACCATGAGTGTAAGATAATGCAACCTTTACTATCTTTAAACTTATTAAAGAAAATACATCAGTGTTATAAACTACTACTACATTAGTAGGAGCAGCCTGAGAAATCATTTCTTTATAAGTAGATACAAATTTCGCGGCGATATTACATATTGATAAATCAGCGTAATCCAAATTTCCAAGTCCAAGGTGATTATATTCAAGGTTTAAATCATTCATCAGACTTAGGAAATTAATCTTATCTGTTAGTGATAAATCATCTCTTAATTTCATCTAACATCCTC